TCCCCGTTGCCGCCTCCACCCGGGGGGGGGGGGCGGGGGGGGGGGGGGCCGGATCCGCGCGCTTCGTCTGTTGTTTAGGGAGCCTCAACACGCATCTCGCGCACATCAACATATCTTTGTCCACAGGTTATGCACAAGAGAAGACACACTAGAAGCCACGTTGTGACCAACGGGAACTTCCCGTTCAGGAGAGAACTTCCCGTTAGGGGGGTATCGATCACTGAGTACGCAGCATCTCGGCGTATTTCGAAGTGGAAGGCGGGTCTTCACCGGGATTCGCCAGCGTTTCCGCAGCCAATTGGGTTTGGTGGGGGAGAGCGGCGGATACGCTACTATAATGTTAAGGCGCTTGACGAGTACTTCGAAGCAGTCAAAGGACTCGAGCCGAGGAAAGATAACGGTTCCGTGAAGCCAATTCCGGTATGGAGGCTTTGGTCCTCGAGACCAAGGCCGTTTGGTCTCGCGGAGGATTAAGTGGTCAAGCGGTGCGCTCCAAGATGATCACGCCTCCGGACATACTGGATGCCAAGCTGGAATCGCTCTATCGGGAGAAGGAAGATCTTGAGGATGAGATTGGATTTATCATGGGTGCGCCATTGGCAGAAGTGATGTACGCCAGGAAGAGCCTGAAGGATGTGGAGAGCGAGATTCAGGAAGTGAAGGAAAGGCTTGAAGCGAGGGGATATCATTGATGGATGTAGATCACCACGATCCAAAAGGGCAGATGACGGAAGATCTGTTTGGATTCTTTGCGGATCCATTGGATTTTGTCTGGTATGCGTTCCCGTGGGGGGAGAAGGGGACTCCTTTGGAGATGTTCCCGGAGGGACCGGATGTATGGCACATGGAGTTGTTCAAGAGCATTTCGGATCATGTGATTGAGAATCTGAATCGAAAGGATCGGGGCGAGGATTTACTGCCGTTTCAGTGCGCTGTGGCATCTGGGCATGGGATTGGCAAGAGCGCGGCAGTATCGTGGTTGATCCTGTGGCTGATGAGTACTCGGCCTAACGCCAGGGGAGTGGTTACTGCGAATACCAGTAATCAGTTGGAGGGTAAGACCTGGGCAGAGTTGGCGAAGTGGCACAACATGCTGGTGAACAAGGAGTGGTTCAAGTGGACCGCTTCCAAGTTTTATTGTCTGATGCAGAAGGATGGTGAGAAGAACTGGATGTTCGAGTGTGTGCCGTGGAGCGAGGAGAGGACAGAGGCGTTTGCCGGGTTGCACAATGCATCCAGTTCCGCGGTGATGATTTTTGATGAAGCATCCGCGATACCGGACAAGATCTGGGAGGTGTCAGAAGGGGCGATGACCGATGGGGAGCCATTCTGGTTCACGTTCGGAAACCCAACCCGGAATACAGGGAGGTTCAGAGAGTGTTTCGGGAAGTTCCGCCACAGGTGGTTAACGAAACAGGTGGATTCGCGCAGCGTGCGGATTACCAACAAGGGGCTTCTGGAGGGTTGGGTTGAGGATTACGGGGATGATTCTGATTTTGTAAGAGTCAGGATCAAAGGGCAGTTCCCGCGGGCAGGTGCAGCGCAGTTTGTGCCAGTGGATCTGGTGGAGGAGGCGCAGGACAGGGCATCGGAACTGGACGAGGGAGCGGCGTTGACGCTGGGTGTTGATGTGGCGCGGTTTGGTGATGATCAGTCAGTGCTGTATTTCAGGCGGGGGAGGGATGGAAAGTCCATACCGACTATTAAATATAGAGGGGTGGATACCATGCAGTTGTCTTCCTATGTTGCGGAAGCTGCGGACAAGTACCAACCTGATTTGATCTTTGTGGATGGTGTAGGAGTTGGTGGGGCTGTGGTGGATCGATTGAAGCAGTTGGGATATAAGGTAGTGGATGTGAATGCGGGGTCCAAGGCCCAGGACACGCAGAAGTATTCGAATAAGAGAGCGGAGATGTGGGACCGGATGCGAGAGTGGTTGCTGGGTGGGTGTATTCCGATGGATCAGGAGTTGTATGACGATTTGATTGGTCCGGAGTACAGGTATGACAAGTCGAACCGAATTCTGTTGGAACGGAAGGATGAGATGAAGAAGCGGGGACTGGCAAGTCCTGATTGTGGAGATGCCTTGTCCCTGACATTTGCACAACCCGTGGCGAGGCATGATGTGCGTCATTCACGGCATGGGATGAAGCGGAGGGTTGCTCGTGATGTTGATTATGTTATCTTTAGCTGATAGAACAGGCAGTTATGAGGATTAGGCGTATCCGTGATGAGGCGGATGTCGAGCAGATGATTGAACTCGGAGCGAAGATGCACGCTGAGAGTCGGTATACGGATATCCCGTATGACAGAGCCAAGCTGGCGGAATATGGAAGAGCGGCTATCGAGAATCCTTTTACATGGGGAATCTTCATAGCCGAGGATGAAGCGGGTAAGGTCTATGCGATGATTGCGGGGTTCAAGGCTCCGTATTATTTCTCGTCTGATGCTTTCCAGGTAACTGATGCTTTTGTCTATGTGGATAAGAGTAAGCGTGGAGGGTTGGCCGCGGCGCGTTGTGTGAAGGCTTTGGAAGAGTGGGCAGGGAACGTAAAGGCGCATGAGCTTGTCTTTGGTATAAGCGCCGGAATCGATAATGAAGCGGCGGAACGATTGTACACAGGACTTGGGTACACCCGAGTTGGATTATTAATGCGAAAACAAGGAGCCTGATTATGGGGGGAGCAGTTCCAGCACCACCACCGATACCTGATGACCCGTCTCCTCCACCGGATCGGAATGAGGAAGAGGTAATGAGGGCTCAAAGGCTTGATCGCAGAAGGCGGTTACAGGAGTCGGGTAGAGCGGCTACTGTGCTGAACACCGGAGGCGCTAGCGGACTTGGGACGGTAGAAGAGTCTAATTTAGCCAAGAAAACATTGGGTTCTGGATGAAACAGGATATAGCGGATAGTATCATTCGGCGTGTAGAGCGCCTGACGGCAGGACGATCCACATTCGAAGCGCAATGGCAGGAAATTGCCGAAAGGGTAATTCCTCGTCAATCGGGTACGTTTCTTGCGCCTTCAACGGATTTTATGAATGGGGAGAAGCGAACAGAGAAGATGTTCGACTCCACGGCTGCATTGGGGTTGGAGAGATTCTCTGCTGCGATGGAGTCGATGCTGACTCCGAGGAACAGCAAGTGGCATCGGCTGCGGGCAACGGATGAGTATCTGAATCGGGATCGCCAAGTGGCGTTGTGGTTCGAAGACATCAACGATATCTTGTTTCAGTATCGGTACAGCCCACGGGCGAACTATGCATCTCAGCAGCATGAGATCTACATGTCGCTGGGTGCGTTCGGTACAGCGTGCATGTTCATTGATGAACTGGATACCTCTGGGTTGCGGTATCGGGCAGTGCATCTGGGTGAAGTGTTCTTCATGGAGAACCATCAGGGGCTGATTGATACATGTCACCGGAAGTTCCCCATGACTGCAAGACAGGCGGCTCAGAAGTGGGATGAGTCTCTCTTGCCGGATAATATTGTGAAGGCGTTGAATGAGAGTTCGGACAAGGAGTTTGAGTTCATTCATTGCGTGAAGCCGCGTGAAGAGATAGACGTTGCCAAAGCGGACTATCGGGGGATGCAGTACGCTTCATACTATGTGTCCATCGAGGGCAAGAAGTTGTTATCTGAGAGTGGATACCAGACATTCCCGTATGCCATATCGAGATATGTGACTGCGCCCGGTGAGGTGTATGGTCGGTCTCCAGCAATGCTGGCGTTACCCGCGATCAAGGTGTTGAACGAGCAGAAGAAGACGATGCTGAAACAGGGGCATCGTGTGGTTGATCCTGTTCTGTTGGCGCATGATGACGGGGTTGTGGACTCATTCAGTTTGAAACCGGGGTCGATCAACTATGGAGGTGTATCGGCGGATGGTCGAAGATTGATCCAGGAATTGCCTGTTGGGAATCTGGCTGCGGGTCAGGAACTGATGGACATGGAAAGGACCGTGATCAATGAAGCGTTTCTGGTGTCATTGTTTCAAATCCTCGTTGACTCTCCACAGATGACGGCAACGGAAGTGCTGGAGAGGGTT